TTCGTTCGGCAGGCGATAAACCCTTCAAATGTGGCAATCGGCCTAAATCAAATTCTCTCTGCAGTGCTTCTAGCCGGCGAAAGCGTTCTTCCTCTTTGTCGATATCCCAAATCTCGCGAAGCTCGTCTTCATATTCCCGTTCCTGCTCCTGTGTCACAGTTTCCGGCTCACCTGGCAACGGACCTCGCTCCCCACGTTCCCGCGCTTGCTGCCTTCGGAATTCTTCGTCTATTTGACGCTGACGGGCCGTTTCGAGCGTTTCCTCACGCTCTCCAAACGTCGCGGCCATTTCCACTCCGCGCAAGGCTTCGTCCTGCTCGGCCAGCATTGCCCGGAGTGCTGCGTCTTCTTCTTCTCGGTCGATCCGTTCCTGCTCGGCCAGCTCGGCATCGAGGGCCGCATCGAGTTCGTCCTGCTCTACATTCGCGAGCGCGGCTAACGGCGATTCTGCATCCGGTAATACTTGGCCTGTCGCATCGAGCGGCGTGATTACTCCTGCAGCGCCACCCATCATGCCGCCAGCCATCGCGCCGCCTACTGCTTCCTCGAGTACGCCTTCGTAAGTCGGCCTATCAAAGCCGGCTCGCTGCATGGCGATGTTCTCACCCCTTTTCTCAGCACCAGACTGCAGGAATTCCTGCGTAGCCTCGCCCAACGCTCCAATACCGACAGCTTTCGGTCTGGTTGTGCCGCCCAAAACCGGATAGGCGCGAGCGTAACCACCGACGATTGCGCCTAATGGCGCTGAGAGAATGAATGTCGAAACCATGTTCCGATAGAAAGTGTCGCCGGCAGCAGCTTTAGCCAAGATCTCTTTGGCCCTTCTGGCGCGTACAGCCGGATCGGCATTTTCGAGCGCCAGATAGATAGCCCGGTAGTCAGCGGCGTCTGCCAGCAGATCTTCATGGCTCATTGCCATGATTTCTTCTTCGACGCCTGCTGCGGATCCCGGCGCAGCTACCACAGACTCGCCGAGGCCGTATCCGATCGCACCGGCTGGTCTGGTCGGAACCTGAACCGTTACCCCGGCTGCTGTCTGCACGGCCTTCGTCATGCCTGCTGCCGCCAGCCCGCGTGTGAGTATAGATCCGACGCCCATGCCGGCCGCTGTGCCGAGCAGCGATTGAGCGGCGATCAGCTTGGCCTTGCTCCACTTGTTATTTGACCAGAGCTGGCCTTCGTCGCGGGAAGTGAACTCGGTCTGCATCGCCCGTTTAGCCTGTGGCGACAGATCATCCATGAATGACTGAGACAACTCAGTAGCGCCTTTCTGCAGCGATTCACCCCACTCGAAATTATTCGCCAGCCAGCCAACACCCGCGCCGATCTGTATGCCACCGGACAAGATCATCTTGCCGTAATCGCTCCACAACGGATCGTCTTCTTCCTGAATCGAAGTTAGAACTTCTCGCTGTGTACCCGGATATTGATTGAAGACGTTGCGACGCTCACCCGGCCGAAGCTCGTAGTCAGGAACATTGAATTCGCCCGCTGCATAACGGTCGTCATAGTCCTGCTCAATAAGTTTGAATCGGGATGCCATTACTATTCGCGGGGAACTTCCTCATATTGTGCCGGCGCGAACAAATCCGAAACCGCTTCCGCGCCTCTGCTCATTGCCCCGCCAACTGATTCGGCCGCTCCAACCGCCACATCAAGACCCGCTGCAGCTACATCACCTACCGCTTGCGCACCTTGACGTATCACACCGGCTGGTTTGGTCATTCGCATTTCGGGAGGACGCACAGGTCGCCTGCTTATATCTGGCACTTCTATTTCTTCCAGCCTTTCACCTGGCACAGTGATTTCCCGATCTGCTCGCGGTCCTCGCGATCCGGGTCGAGTGATCGAAACACCACCGCCGCCTCCGGCCCCGGGTCGCGCCCACGGATCCGATTTAACGCCAAGACGTTTTTGCACTGCTTCTGAGTAGTAGGGATAACTGCCTCTGCGATCCGATACCCAAGTTGCCAGATCAACATCATCATCGAGCGTCATTTCGCTCATGTAGCGAACCGGCAAATAGCCGTATTGGAAAATGAAATCGTCTTCCATATTCGTATCGCCAAGACCTTCCGCGATCAATGTGTCTTCCACGAAACGACGCTTTTCCGGATCTTTAATCGGCTTGATATCTTCTGGCGGCGTGCCGGTCCGGATCATCATGTTGCCGTCCATTAACCAGACGTTTGGATCATTTGCTCGATAAGCGAATACCCTGTCCATAATCGAAGTCGAACCATCCTCATTCAAAACTGGATCAGATGTGAAATTAACGTCCCAACCATGCGAACTGTATTTGCCTGCGCCAGCACCAAAACCGCCGCTTCTACTGCCTGCGCCAATGAGAGCTACGTCAATCTTGGTTTCGTTATCCAGCCAGTTCCGATGCTCCAAAGAACCTAATTCAGCTGTTTGCAAACCGAGATCTTGGTCATATCGGAGCTTCGCAGCTTCGATTGTTTCTCTGGACTCAATTTCAGATTGAGAGACTTCGAAATCACTTCGGACCGTGGCTTGAGATACCTCGAATGTCTCACGACCTGTCGCCCGCGTTTCCGCAGCTTTGTCACGTTGCAACTGCAGCTGTATCTGGTGGGCTTGCTCGTCGTCCTGCCTGCGCGTTGTAGCTCGTTCTGCCGAGACTGCCTGCAGACCTTTACCGGCCCCGCCGATTGCGCCTGCCAGTTTTAGGCTACCCATTGTAGAAAGCCTCTTGTTGTTGTTTCAGATCAGCCATGCCTTCGCCACCTATGCCGGCGATAAGAGCTTCGGCGTCCGTCTGCTCCATACCGAACATTTCCTGCACACCTTCCCAGACAGCTCCCATGATCACTTGCAATTCCCGCTCACCGTACTGCATGTTGTGACGAGCTTCGGCCAGTTCCGTGAGCCGTTCGACCACTTCTACTGAGATCTGAGCAACGACGCTTTCGTCCATCTGCAGTTTTTCATCCAACTGCTGAATCAACAAGAGGCTGGCCTTCGTAGTCGAGCCGATTTTATCGTCAGGAACGATCTGATCGACCATTGCAGCTGCGATCTTGTCATTCTGATACAGCACCATCGCCAATGCTCTCATTGCCCGCTCGTACTCGGCCTGCTCTCCCGGTGTCGCCTGTTCTTCATTCATACCGGGCGGCATGTGGCCTTCGATAGCGCCGGCAGTGGGATCAATCTGTTGCACACCTCCGGTAGGTCTGCCGCGACGTCCACCTGGCGCTGTGCCTACGGCTTGCTGCCCGGGCTGTTCCGGCATTGCCTGTCGTGGTGCGGCGCCTGCTCCCCCGGGCGGTGGTGCGCCCGGTCCCGGTGCTGCTCCGGGCGGTGGTGCGCCCGCGCCCGGTGCTGGTGCGCCGGCCTGTGCTGCTGCTTGTGCCAGTTGCGGAGTTACCGGAGCTGCCGGAGCCGGTGCGCCACCCTGTTGTGCTGCTGCTTGACTTAGTGCTGGCATGATTAACCTCCCTCACCGATGAATGGTACTGACGGTGCGTAACTTTCGATGGCCCCTTGAGAGATTCTTTGTGCGTATGTGGCAGGCGCACCCGCCATTCCTCGCGGAGCACTGAATCGTTCCATTCGTTGCCGACTTGACTCGATGCCTATGCGACCCGGATCGTTCGGGTTGCGCCACATATCGTCAATGCGTCGTTGTTCGGCGTAATACGCGTCGTCGCGTGCGCCTTGATAGTAACCTTCCATCGCGCCTCCGATTATTTGCTGACCAGCTTCGGTATTGGCAAATTCCCATGCCTTCCCTGCCGCTTTCGTCAACCAGTTTCCAGTTTTCTGACCACCACCAAAACCCATTGGCGCGGCTGCTGTCGGTTTCGCCGCCATTTGCGTCATTGCCTTTGCAGATACTCCCCCCGGATCAATCCCGCCCGGGACCGCGCTCACAGATGGAGTAACCGGAGCGCCCGGAGTCATACCGGGTATTGCGCCTGATCCTGCTGCGCCGCCGCCGCCAGCTGCCGTAGCCTGTCGCATCACATCACCAGTCGGCGGTGGACCCATCGCCATCGAGCCGCGACCAACTTCGCCGCCACCCGGCATACCTTGAGTCAGTAATTGACCCGGATTAACCGCTTGTGTAGCTGCAACGTCCGCAGCTACGCCGCCTGTTCCGGCCTGCACTCCCGTTTCAACCGCTGCACCCGCTACCTGTTCCCCTTTGGGTTTGATACCGAGAAACTGAGTGATAAATTCCTTGCCGCCAGCAACGAATTTATCCAGAAAACTGCCAGCGGTCTGCATGAATGTAGTTCCACCAGCGAGTAACGAAGTACCCAAAGTAAATACCGACATTGCGAGCATCAGCGCCTTACCCCAACCTGTATTGAGGATCTTGCCGAGCGGCTTTAGTATCGGGCTGAAAATCTTCAAAATGCCTTTGAAGACATTTTTGACGCCCTTCCAAATATTGCTAAAAAGTCCCATTTCACCACCTACCTAGTTATATAAAAGATACGCACCACCGCACCTTTCAAAACCCATGCGTTCGGCAAGCCAAAAAGCTCGCCGGCCCATGTGATCTGAATCGTGAACGAACCCGGCGACCCGAATCGCTCGCCGCTTTCGCACCCATTTCCTGAAAGCTCGCAATAGCTTGATGCCATCGCCAACAATTCTCGAATACCACAAAACGACCAGACAATTACTTCGCTGCGCCCACAGATTTTCACTGGTCAAGCCGATCAACGTGCCGGTCACTTCGCCATCATGCTCGGCAACCAGGGCGATATGTTTTGCCGAACTGATCGACAGAAGGATGCCCTTGCGGATCTTTACGAGATCCGGCTTCAATCCGTGATATCGCTCCGCTTCATGCAAGGCAATATCAAAAATTGCGTCAGCGTCGGCTAATGTGGCTGGCCTGATCATGCTGCAAACATTCTCCGTGGCGGCGAGGGATTCGCGAGGCGTCGTATTCCTCCCCTGCTCTCCCAACCACTGAATTGTGTCTCGCCGTTCAATGTGGCAAGCAAGAAGTCATTCCAGTCGGAACCATCGTCGTAGGCCGTGTCCGCGAAGTCACCGAAGACCTGACCGTTCTCGGCCACCATCCTGTGATCCTCATTGACAACCGTGTACAGGGTGTCGTGCGTATCGGTCCGCTCGGCTCCTGCATCCTTGACGAACATCCATCTACCGTCCTTCTCGATCAAATGCGCCCCGGTTACATGGACACCATCAACGTCGAACCATTGTTCCTTCGATCCGTCAGCGACGAGCACCATCGTAACCCTGCCGCCAGTCTCCATTTCATCGTGGAGCTTAATATCCTCGATCTTCTTGAGCGATCCGTCAGCCATGCGGAAGCACGTTCCAGCAGCGAAACAACCTTCGCCAGCTCCGCTACTGGTGCTGTCAGTACCAGAATCATATTCACCGCCGCCGCCACCCCCCGGAGGCGTGGTCGTTGGGGGAGTTGTAGTGCCGCCGCCAGTGTCAGTGCCGCCGCCGCCGCCTTCGTCTTCCCACGGAATCTGATTTATTTCTTCAAGCATTTCCATTCCCGCAAGCAGCGTCGTCTGTATGTGTCTCAATGCCGTGGAAACCTGTGAAGGCGTCATATCCGGGTCGTCCATGACCGCCGCCATCGCGGCCAAAGCCCCGTTAAACATCGTGCCGGCTGTCGCATTCTGCTGAATCAGCACGTTGTACGTTCCCTGAATGTTCGCAACGTCAGCTGCGCCCATGTTCGTAAGGAACTGCTGATTGATCGAATTGATGTTGTCCATGATCTGCGCATTGAGCGCGTTCCGGGCGTCTGCCACGGCCTGATTTTGCTTGAAATCAATATCGGCCTGCTGTGCTTGCGCGTCCCGCTGCAACTGTGCCAACTGCATATTGATTTCATTTTGCGCTTGCTGATTTCCCTGCTCGATTGCAGTTTGCAATTCCGCAGTTAATCGCGCGGCCTGATTCAGCTGATCGGCATTGAATATGTTCAGCTCCATACCGAGTGTCGCTTCAATCTCCATCAGCTGATTTTGCTGCTCGGCCGTGAATTTGGACGCATCCTGCCGCATTAACGTGTTGTCCAGCTCACGCTGTAACGCTTGCTGCGCGTTTTGAGCGGCCATTGGCAGTGCGCGATCTACCAGCGCACCCTGCGCCATGCCAACCGCCATCGAGGTGTTCTGCAGGCCGCGTGTGTTCGCTGTCCGCATTGCTTCCTGACGGGCGCGTTGCATGAGCGGGCTGTCCTGCTCAAGTATCCTGGCAAGCTCCATATCGACTTGCATTTCAGGCGTAAGCCCGGTCTGCTCGGCATCAATACCGCCGCCGCCAACGTCGAGTGTTTCCTCGATCCGTCCCGTACTGGTATCGGCCTCGCCGGGAACGTCAACGACGCCCACATCAGGATCGACCGTAACAACGTCTGCACCAGTCGGATCGGGAACGTCAACTCCCTCTGCGGCCACAACCCCGGGATCTGTCGGATACAAGTCCTGCACCGTAGTATCGTCTGCCATCGGGACGGACCCTTGCGTAGGAGGAACCTGAATCACTGGATCAAGTTCACCTGTAGGCGATTCGGAGTCGAAAGGAATCGTCGGATCGTTCGGATCACTAACTCCTACTGGTACGGTGCCATTTGTCATTTCTACATACCTCTTTTAGAATTTATGGGATCTGAAGTAAGACCAAACCCGAACCGAAAGCGAATAATCCATTTGCACCTGCGTCTGCATTTTTCGCAACGCGTAGACTAAATGTTCCGGCATTGCCCCCCTTCTTGAGGACACCCTGAATCGAACAATACGTTCCTCCCGGCGAGGCAGTTCCGTCCGTTGGAATAACCACAGTGTTGGTCACCGTGTCACCGGAAACTGCCTCCAAAACCTGAACGGAACCATCATTCGAATTGACAATCGTGCCTTTGAAGGTATCTCCCGTTACGTTCAGCGCGAACTGTACCTTGATATCGTCTGCCGCTGGCGACTGAACCTCGAATGAGCAATTAACCATGTGCTGAGTGTTAATTGCGGGACCAGCATTCAGCACCCCAACAAAGACAGTGTTCGTAAGCGTTGTCGAGCCTGTTGCGACCTGACCGAGATTAGATACGCCAGCCAGATCACCTGTTGTGAGCACCCGTTCGAGGCCGCTACCGGTTAGAAGATTAGTGACACTGACGCCGCCGAGGGCGGTAGTTGTAGTTTTAAGAACCTCGATACCATCGTGAAATATCTGAGCGAAACTGCCGACTTGCGCTCGGAATGCTTGGTCGCCAGTGTTGAATTTCAGCCGCACCACGTTCGCGGCATTGATCTCAGTTTGACCGGATTGTGCATTGGCGCTGAATACGACTACATCGACACCGCTCGGATCCTCTTGAATCAGTTGGATCTCACCGTTGTGGATCTCATTTCTGATTATCAGAGTATCGTCTGTAAAGTGTCCAATGGCTGCGCGAACAGTGCCGTCCTGGTGCGCGAAAACTATTTGTCTAGCTTCGGCGTCTGTATCGCCATCGGAACGAACAATGACCAAGCCGGAAGCTGTGACGGAGAATCGTTCTATGTCGTTGTCAAAGAGATCGACGCCAGCGCCCCCGGTAATGACTATCGCATCGTTCCCGTTATCTATGAGCAGTCTGAGTCTTGTGTTGGCGGTGATATCGGTAGTGCTGTTTGGATCGGCGACAAAACGTGTTCGTACTACGCCACCCGAATCTTCGGCAGATAATCGGATCTCGCCGCCATGTACTTCATTCCTTAAATCAAGAGCGCCGTTACTGTCGTATCCGACCCAACCGCGCTCCGCCGCGTTCTGATGGTTGAACATCAATTTGCGTTGTTCGGTGTCGGTACTGGCGTCGCTTCTTATACCCACCCTTCCGAGTGATTGCGCGTCGAAACGATAAACACCGGCAGCATAGATCGCAGTGACAGTATCGGGATCACCTTGCAGGAGCGGCCGAGGTATGCCACCAGCATCTTCCGATGCAATGGCAACAACGCCACCGTGCATAAAATTAGTGAGTTGAAGCGTATTGCCGGCAGTAAAGCCGAGCCGCATTAGCTGATCTGTTTCGTCGGCATCGAAAATCGAAAATTCGCCGGTCACGTTTTCGTTTGTCGGCGGCGTAGCTGTGTTGATATCGGTGAGAACGCGACCCGGTATTGCGATATCACTCACAGTCAAAACACGTTCCAAGCCCGCGCCTGTGAGCGCGTTGTTCGCTTGAAGTCCACCAGACGCAGCAGCGATTGTCTGAGCTGCATCGCCGCCAGATCCGAGAATGACCGTTTGAATCGCTGCGTTGCCTACCTTGAACGCGTCGGACGGACCGGTGGTCGGGAAGGCCGCAGCCGGCACCGTGATATCGCCGCTAGTATCGTATCTGTCGGCAGCAGCGCCTATGGTGATGCGTACATCATCGAGCCAACCATCAAGGAATTGTTCGTTGCCGCCGCCTGCACCGGGATCTCGGACACCGAATTTGACGGTTACTGTGGAATCTTGGATCGCACCAGTAAAAATATTGGGACTGCTATTGAACTCTCTGGCACCGTCCCACCACATGAACAGCGCGTCATTTGCGTCCCTTTGTACGGCAAAGTGAAACCATTGATCTGTGACTGGATCAACCGGGTCGATGCTTCCCGATTCAAATCCTGAGAAATCATCCCGCCATTCAAATCCGAGTGAGAAGCCAAAAGCCGTGGTGTGCCGAAGAAATACGTTGTATCCCCGGTCAGATCCCCCACCTTCCCAATGCGAAACCAATGACATTATGCTGTCAGAAGGCAATGTATTAAGTCGTACCCAACCTTCTATAGTAAATTCATCTGAACCGAGTTCCAGTGAAGCATCGTCGGGGAATGTTACATAGTCGCCTGTGCCATCCATCAAAAACGATGCAGTGCCAAACTTGAACTGTGCAGTGTCGAGCTGCGCGTTGCCGACGAACGTCGCGCTGGCGGCATTGAGTGATTGCTCAGTGAATGTCGTGGCTCCGTCAGCGCCATCACCATCGGCAAGCAATTCCACCTCGGCGAAGTCAGCGTCACCACCACTACCAGACTCAAGAATAAGCGATTCCCGTTCTACCGCGCCGGAGTCGTCAAACGTGACTCCGACAGCATTCGGAATTGCCATCCGTGTATCGGAAAACTTGTACGGGACTTCGACGCCGGCTGCAGTCTCAACGGAAAGTTGAAAATCGCCACCGTGCATGAGATTTCGCAGGACAAGCAAATTGCTGCCCTGAAATCCCAACCGCGATAACAGATCGTCGTCGTCGGCGTCGAAGATCTCGAATGCACCTGTGACGCCTTCTGTCGTCGGCGGCGTAGCAGTCGCTATGTCGGTATTGACTCGACCTGAAGTCGCGCTCGCGAGCGACTTCTGCGCCCAATGGAATGATGAGAAATCCGTGACGCCATCACCGCCAGCTGCAACAGATACCGGAACGTCCTCGGGCGTGATCGCCCATTCTTCGGCAAAGGCGACTTGAATGGCCCCGTCCGTTGACGCAGATATTACGAACTGCGTATTGACCGCATCGAATCGAATTTCGTAGATCCGGCCCGAAACAATCTCGCCACCACCCAAAACTGTGCCGGTCCAGTTCACCAGAGCAATCGGCCCGATGCCATCAACGTCTAATGTGGACGGGCCGGTGTTCGTGTGAGTCGCAAAGAAGCGGATAGCGTCGCCATCCTGATTCACGGTCCGCGTATCAGGCATGGTCACGACATAGACATTTCCAGTTCCAGACTCGGGCGCAAAGGTCGCCGTGTCTGTCGTCAGCGCATCTGAATCACCTGGCAAAAGGTCGAATGCGTTCTGGATCGCTTGGTACTGAATATTGACCGCATCAGATCGCGCCTTCGTATTCGGCACAAAGAAGGGATCAAATTCGTAATAAGGATTGGTGACAGTCAACGCTGTAGCCTCCGAGGATCATAGTGCAATGTGATGCCTTGCATTTCCCAAGCTGACGCTTTCGCCGTTTGATTGAATATCAGGAAACTAATATTCTCGCCTGTGCCGGATAGACTTGCGCGGGCTGTCGTGAGTGATTGTGCATCCCACAAAAATTCGTCCCATAAAACATCGTCCCAAAAACCGCCACCACCGAATACGTCAACTTCCGGAATATCTTTGGGCGTTATCGTCGTGATGCCGCTGGAAACTTCTGACGAGCTGTACGATAGATCGCTCGCGAATTGAAGTGACAAAGTGAATGGGGCGTTTAGTTCGAGATCCGCTCGACGGAAATACTTCCGGTACGAAGGCGAACCGACCTGATTGAATGCCGTGCGAACGTAAGACGCAATTTCCTCGCCATCGAAGTTCTTGCCGATCTGATCTTCGTAAACAAATCCCTCATTGGCCTGATCACTGGTGACGAAATAGGTACGCTCTTTACCTGTTTCGTCGTCAGTGTTGTAGATCATTGCGACGGGTTGCGGGTACGATCCGAAACCAAATTCTGCCGGAGATTTCGTGGTTCGCCTGCGAACCTGTGTTTCCACTTGTGTGCCGGCCGGGACATACATGATCAGGAAACTACCGTCAGTAAAATACATTCGGAACTGGTTCGACTCGCGCACGATAGACGAATCGGTAAATCGCTCCCGACTTGCAATGACCAGCGGTTGAACTTGTTGCGATACCGTGGCTGATATGAAGTCACCAAACTGCTCAGTTCGAGCAATACTGGTAATACCGAGATCATCGAGCGAGTAAACCGTGTCGATCTTCTGCGCGCCGAACAGGAGCGATCCGGATTGTTCTGCCACAATCCGCAAATTCCAATCTGCGACGTTTGTACCGAACAGACCGCGAGTCTCACGCGTGGACGAGATTATCAACACGTTGCCGACGACGCTGTTCATGCTCGTCAGCTCGTCGCCCATGCCGAACTCAGCTGCTCCGAGAAAGCCGCTGAATACCAGCGGTTCACCTACAACCGAATGCTGTACAGATCCACCTTCGAATGCAAAGAACAGGTGATTTCTATGTTCCTCAACCAAGAACGGTTTATTGTTGACCGGTGGGGATCCCGTCGCCGGGTCGGTCGGCATCAGGATCGGAGATACGATAAGATTTTCATCAATTTCGAACCCCGGATCTATGCCGTTGCATCCGTAAACTCGATACGTTCCTGAACCACCAAAGAAATTGTGATTGACGAATTGATAAATGCCGCCAGTAGAGAAAGCAAATGTCGAATTCACACCGTCAGCAGTCGCAACCGCAGTTGCGGCCGGAGATTCCAATGACTCGTTATTCTGAAATGGCCCGCCCGCAATTCCCGTTAGGACGTAATATCCCTCGCCCGATCCGTCATACGCGTTCGAACCTCCATTCAGAACTATCCGGTGAATGGTCGCGGTTGCTCCACTTGCGGCTCCGGTCAGAGTATCGCCTTCAGCGACAAATTGACCATCATTTAAGGCTGCATCGAAGCGGATCGTGTCGGCCATCGTGATGCCGGCAACCGTCCAGCCGGCCACGCTGGCGGTATGCAAGATCCCCTCAGTCACGCCGACATTATCGCGAATCGCAAGCACATCAGCTAAACGCTGCCATACCGCATTCGTTTGATTCGCTCCTGGCACAACCTGAATGTCTTCCCGGCGTACCAGTTCGGCTTCGAGCAGAAAATCTTCTTCAATGAAAACCGTAGACGCGAATCGTTCAACCGGATTTGATTCGATAAGGAAGGCCCCGCCGTTACAGGTTTCGGCATCTTGAAACGTGCCGACGACCTCTGTCACACCGATGGTGTCAGCTCCGAACGAAGGCGTAACGCCTGCATCGTCGTAAATGCCGATCAGAGTCCCGGTAGCGCCAGAAGTGTCGCCAGTGATCACATCACGCAGCGTGAGGCCACTAACATCATCTACTTCAAAACCGATGAATGACGCGTCAGAAGGTTTCGGGCGTCCGTCGAATCGTTCGTAGCCCGGAATGCGACGGTAGCCGCCCTGATACCACGGTTCGAAATTAACCATCGCGAGCGCACGACCAGGAGCGATGGCGAGTGCCGGCGTGACGAGATCGAGGCCACCCTCCAAAGGATAATACTGCGTCTTCGTAGTATTCCTTCGAGAGCGTACTCTGCCCTGTCGTGGGTAAATCAGATCAGGCATCGCTATCCCATCACTGCGCGATTACTTCGATCCTAGCTCCCGTATTGAATCGTGAATGTTGCAGATTCGGCAGCTGATCGTTTTCTAAAAGGGCCAGCTGCTCGATGTAAATTTCTTCGCCCTGATCTTTTATCTCAGGAGCATTTTCGAAATTTGCATAGAGAATCATAGCCCGACCAATTATCACTTGATGATATTCCTCGGGGATGAGGGATTCATCTGCGTTCGCCGCCAACAAGGTGGGCTTGTCGTAATAGTCTGCTTCGATGGTGTATGCGTCGTCCGGTACTGGATCGAATTGCAGATTGTTGTTGTTCAAAACGATGGCGCGACTTGGGATATCAATATCCGCTATCGGCGTCAAAATTTCTTCCTTAATGCTGTCGTACTCAACCGCTTCCAGCACGTTCTTGGTGATATCACCCGGCTCGATGATCCTGAATGTTTTGAAGTCCCAATATTTCAGGTTTGCGGGTTTGGTCAAAGTCGGCTGACTTGCGACAGTCGGAGTGCTGTACTGCTGATAGAGATATTTCCAGTTCACCCATTTCAACTGCACATAGTTGTCAGCTTCCTTAACCCATCCGGCGAGCCGTTCGGCCTCTCCGGATAGGCCGGTCACGCCTTGTGGTTCGACACCAGCCGCACCTACGTCCCGGTGCAGCTGTTGTGTCAGTTCCAGATAGGTACTCATTCAGCGTGATCCTCCGCGTCCAACGCCGCTTTGTTTTCCTGCAGAGCATCCTTCACTTCATCTGGCATTTCCGGTTCCTTAAATCCTTTCAATTTCTCGCTGGCGCGATCCTTCGCGCTTTTCTGCAGCGGCGTTTGTTCCTTCTCGCGGCCCGGTTTGCTGGCCGCAGGTTTTGGGAGCTTGCCGAGGTATCTATAGCCTGCTGAAAACACATGACCATCCTGCATGAAGCGAACATTTCCTTCTATGTCACGACTTTTTTGGTAATCGCTGTCGGGATCGAATACTTTCATCGTTGTCTTCCTCTGCCTTGTGCTTTTTCTTTCTTCCAATCAGAAAGTTTAATCATACGAAACCCTCGCCCTCGCGGTCCTCCGCGAACACGAACGAGTGGATCCGCTACCGGTTTAGCTTTTCTTTTTCTTCTTGCCATACTTTTTGTCGTACTCAGTCTTAGTGAGAGTTTCGACAAACCCGCCTTTCCCCACGGTCTTCATTAAAGGTTCCGCTTGAATGGCTGGTTTCGGTGTCGGCAACGGATCTGATTCAGTCACACTGACGCTGACTTCCTTTGTGACGTTTTCTTCACCTTGCGTGTGCGAGACATTTTTCGCCTTTACCTTTTTCTTCTTCGCCATTTTCAATATCTCCTGTGCGGATAGTTTTCGAGATCGGTGGGAATCGGCCCGGGATTATCCGTGCCTTCGTGATTCGGCACACCTGATCGCCCTACGGCAAGTTCAGGGATAGTGCTTCGCGGCACATCAACAATGTCCTGGCTAAAGTTCTCGAACAACGTGTCGATTGATTTCAGGCCAGAGCATCCTTCTTCGATGCAGGCCATCGCACTGAATTCAGCTTCGACATTCGAATCCTCGTTGTCTTCATCGACCATGTTCGGGCCGATGATCAGATTGTCATTCGTGTACTCGCTCATTTTCGGAACGGGCAATCTATACTTTGGCATTTCGTTTCTCCGGTTAAAGAGATCCGGGGCCGAAGCCCCGGACCGCCGTGATCAGCACATCGTGAACGTGTGACCCTTTTCCTGCATCGACTTAGTGCCACGCGGACCGACAATCGCTTGCCGGGGATTACCCGAGTTAGACACCTGGTTGTTGATCTCGAAATCGAAGATGTATTCGCTATCGAAATCCGCTCTGGCTCCCAAGCCATCACGAACTCCAACGGAATCATCACTCATAAACGAGCCTCGAACCGTTGATGCTTTGTGCGCGGGCGCCATGTACTCGCCCTTGAAGCCGCCCATTGATGCCGAGCCGCTTCCACTCCCTGTGCCGTGACTATATCCATGTTTCATAGCATCTTACCTCCCGGTCAGAACCAGTCGACTTTAACGATCAAATCCACTGCGCCGGCTGTCGAACCACCGTCACTCGCGACTTCAATCGTGGTGTCTGCCGTCAGCTCGACGTCATTGACTCCTGTTGTTCCATCCTGCGGCTGATCCGCGCCGGCAGCCTTAATTTCAGCTGCGGACTGACCGCCGCCGAGATTAACTGCTGTTACGGGGATGGAGATCGACGCCGGAAGCACAGCTCCGTTGACGCCGACAGTTATCAATGCTGCCGCAACTGTCACACCGGTTGTGACCATGAATTCGATTCCTCGAACCCGGCCTTTTTTACCGGCTGGCCCTGCAATGCGACCAATGACTGCTGCTGCTGACACAGTTACAGCGGGAAACCGATAAGTTCGGCTATCCGCGTCGCCATAAAAATTTTGATTCTGTGACATGGTTTTACCTCCCTATTCAGTTGAGTCCCACTTGATGATACGAGCTTGCTGTTCATCAGTGTGGACGATCCCGTAACCCAAGAGTGCGTACCAAGCAACACCCCGAGAACGACCGTAGTCGGTGGGGATCTTGCCTCGAATTTCCTCTTGGATTGAAAACGCCTCGACGACAGTATCCGAGCCGAAGAAGAAAATGCCATCGGATAAAGCCCAACCTTCCGATGCAATATTCGTCTGCTCGACATACCTGATGCCTTCGTGGCGACCCTTTTCGCCGTTCATAATGACATGCCAACCTTCAGTAACGAACTGATGGATAGCTTCGAGCGCATCCTTCAACGGGCGAAGGGTAGTCGGTCGAGCGATAGCCATATAGTTGTTACCGTCGAATGTTGGAATATCCCGCTCAGTCAGCTCATCGGCGATGATCTTGCTGTGGTCATCGTTGAACGCGTCCGTTGGTACTCCCGAGGGAACACCGTTGGTCGTGAACGTGATGGCCGTAGCCGAAGTGCTTACCGCGCGAATTGGCGTCAACTCGAACTGCGCATTTGCAGCTGAATCGAGCGCCTTCCGGGCGTCGTTCTTCAGGACTTTGTGAATGATTTCCGTTACCGGATGCTCACTCAGATCGTCCAGTTTCTTCGTGTATGGAACACTGTTACCGAATTCCGTCACCGTCAAACTCGACTGCGTGATTGTGAAATTCGACTCAGGCATTACATCAGTTTCGTTCAGGGTTCCACCCTGGTCAGCAACGTCTGAATAAATGTTCCAGTTGAACAGGTCGCCTTTGCCTTTTCCGAATGCCTCGCGGGCATCACAGAACTGACGAAAGCGGACCATTGGCTGTAAAGCCGTTCTGAGCTTGCGGCTCAGATTGGGTGACCACATGAAGCCACCCAAAGCGTTTGTCTGCCAAACTTGTCCGGCCATGACAATACCTCCTTAGCTTCAAAAAATGCTAGACAGGTTGACCCCTCGACGTCTTCAGCTCTGCTAGTGCTTCTCGCGGTGTCTGTTCCTTTTCAACTTCGTCCGCTTGTTGCTCATGCACACCTGATCCGGCAATGGGGGGTATTCTGACTAGCTCCGATTTTCGATCTTGACGATGGTCTTGGGTGGGAGGTTGCGGTGGCGCACCGGGAATTTGATTGACGGGTAAATCTGGCGGATCCGGTAGAGGATCTGGCTCGATGCCCTTCAACTTATTCACCCATGCACGGGTTCGCTTTCCTGCTTCGTCCATGACTTGAGAAATAGCCCACTCGGGGTATTCTTTCTCAATACCGTCTGTCATGTCGTCAGCCATTTTGTACAGTGCAGGGTCAGCCATAACTTCGGGGTAGTCCTCTTGGAATTTCACATATCCAGATCGAACATCCTTAGTTTTTTCGACATTTTGCACTGCTGTAACGGCCGCTTGTGCTGCCTTTCTGACAATGGCTCGTTCGTCCACCGGGGGTTGCACCTGTATCGCCGGAGCGGTAACAGATCCACGCAGTTTGACTAGAGTCTTCGCCAGCTTTCTAGCAGCATCTTCCTCAGTGCCGGTGAAGGCAGTGCTGAAGATTTCCTTCGCCTCATCAAAGAGGTCTTCCTCCGTCAGATCCGTGTGAACGGGTACTTCCGGTACTACTGGTGCTGCTGCCACGCGTTGTGCCAGGGCAGCTTCATTTGCCGACACGGCCGCTGCACGTTCGGTCACTTGCTGATGCAAACGTGTAGCTTCATTCATACGAATGGCGGCGGCAGTTCCTATCTGCAGTTCGCGTCGTGCATCTTCGAGTGGGATAAGCCGAAGCTGTCCATTCACTTTGGTGGAAAACATCGGTTCTCCATCCTGCATGACGATGTACTCAGATAGCGGATCCGCTGCCACATCTGCTGGTAGCGCATCCGGTTTTGGTTCGGCCGGCGGCGTGTGCATCGGTTCTCGCGATGCAGCGCCATCGGGATCTTCGGCCGGTAACAGGCCAGCATCAATAGCTTCCTGATTAGCGGCTTTAATTTGAGCGTCGATCCGGGCTTGGTTTGCGGCCAAGTCTGGATCGGCCTCAATAGCTTCTTGTATTTCCTGAATGCGACTCGCTTCCATGCGTTCAGTCATCGCGGTGATCGAAATATCACGCGGACTTTCTTTGACGATAACCTCGTTGATGGCGAGATCTGGATTCGGTGGGAGCGTCGGCTTCGCTACTAGCGGTGACTGCGCGCCCGATGGGGTAGCTGTATTCATGTCATTCTCCTACTTCTCGATAACCTTCCAGTTGCGTTTCCGCATTCTGGCCGTTTTGAATCGCTTCGACGCACCACTCCATAAAGTGTACTGCCGCCCAAGCATTCGCTTTCAATCTCATGTACTCGCGCTTTCCATCCGGGGTGTACGGGTCGAGATCGAACATTTCATCTCGACATTGATCGTATTCGGCCTTCGCACACCCATGTAAAAATTTGCCAACGGAAGAAGTCAAAAACTGCCTGACTTCTTCCCCGATAACGGCTTCCGCAAAATATTGCCGTTCCTGATCACTTACAAATTTAATTCCTTCTAGCTGTGTCGGGTCAGCCATTTCACTTTCTCCTATGCGTATGACTTCAGTTGCTTCATCCGTTTTCCGAGTTCGTTTGCCGTTTTCATCTGGCCGGCATCAATCGCCTGTTTTTGATCGGCTTTGGCTTGCTTTCGCGCCCGCCGTATTTCGGATCCGGTCATTTTGTCCAATGACGGTAGTACGCCGCGTGTCGGATCGAATATTTCAGGCTTTCGGCTACCGACTGTAGTCGGTGCTGTCTCGCCGCCACTGCTTTTAAGTTTGTAAGCCATTCACTTTCTCCTAATACGGATTGCCTACATGAGTTTTGCTGCCAGCACCGCCGCCGCTGCCACCACCGGGATTCGGAGCAGGCTTAACACTGCCAACACCACCGCCGCCAGTTATGCCGGCCGATGCTGCGCCAGCAGGAGAACCACCAGGAATCTGACCGGCACTCTGACGAGTGTTGCCAGCACCGCCAGCACCGCCACCGGGTTTTTCCGGAGCTGGTGAAGGTGGAGGACCGCCCGATGCTCCGCTAGGAAACGCCTGCGCCTGCGTATCGGCATTGACCCGGGCCGCTAATGTGGTAGCACCCTGACTGCGCCTGCCAGTCTCACGGCCTTCCCATAGACCGCCGCCACTTTGACGACCCATCCACCTATCGCCTCTTGGAATCAAGCCTGCCATTAGATATCCACCTCCGCTGATCCGACGACACCGCCGCCAGCTTCTATTTCAACAATTTCCTTACCAGTACCCGGCGCTCGCGCGCCACTCTTGACGGTCACTGGTTGAATTGACGCATTCAGATCCGGCCCGCTAAAACTCAGGAAGTACGCATCCATGTTCGGAACGGGTAATTCCAGATTGATAGCGACCTGTTTTGCCGATTCTTCGACGTAAGCCTGGTTGACTTCCAAATGCGAAACCTCGGCTACTGCCGGTATGGCCGGAATCGGTGGTGGCCCCGGATCTGCCGGCACTGCCGGACTTGCCGGTGTGTCGATCACCTTGCGTTTGGTAACAATTATGAAACGATCATCCATTTCTAAGCTCCCACATTGGCCGGTTCGCGGCGTTGTTGATTCAGCTGGACTACGTTGTCGAGCGCCCTGCCCTGCCGTTCGGTCCTGTCTTTTCTAAAGGCAATTTCAGCCGCAGTAGCATCCTTCCGCTCGGCCATAGCGTCCTTCCGTGCGGCCTGTTCAGCAGCAGTAGCGTCTTTCTTCTGCGACAGGCCAAGCTGCTGCATCATATCGTTGAACTTCAAATTTTTCTCAAGCGCCAGTTTGGCAAAGCGTGTCTGAGCTTCCATTTCGAGTTTCATTACCTCGCGCTGATGCCGTGCCGCGTTGTCTTTTT